TTCCACCGTCTGCGCCTCTTCAATCGCTTGTTCCAGTTCTTGCGCTCGTGTTTCCAACGTTTTTTCCTGCTCGATCAACTCAGCAAGAGACGCCTTCCGCTGTTCGATTTTCTTCGTCAGCATGATTTGTCTAAGTGCCATTATTTCAACCTCGCTTTCAGTTTTTGTTTACGTTGTTGCATCTGTCGTTCTTTGTGTTGTTCAACTTCCGCTTTCCGGGCTTGTACGCCGGTAGCGGCATAAGCCGGGAATGTACAAACGGAAACCTCATGGAGATCAACTTTTCTAATCGTCCATTTCACCGTGCCATCATCCCGAAACTGTGTATCTTCCTGAAGGATGTTAAAACCAAAGCTGCATTGGTCCACATCACCACGCTTAACACGCTCGTACATGTTCACCGCGTCTGAATCGTTCGGGTTGATCTTGACGCGCCCCCAAAGACCGTGTGAGTCCGCTTTAAGCTCCAAGGATCCTGATTTATTCCTGCCTAACACCAATGTTGTGTCGTGGTTGATTAAGGCTCTCACATCGTTTCCTAGCGTCTCGTTAAACGCTTCAGGAGCCAATTCCTCAAATGCTCCAGGCCACAATTCGGTTTGTTGATTGAACACAGCAAAATAACCCTCGATATACATATCTGAGTTATCTTGTTCGGCCCGTGTCTTTAGCTCCGTCTGCACGCTCCGGGTTACTTTCTGATCCCTATCCATCGTCCTCACCTCCTTTGGGAGTCAGTTTGCTTTGATTAGCTATCATTTCAGCCGGGATAAAGTTCTCCAGGATAACCAATTGGTCAAGCCCCTCAAGTGGCGAATCACCCAGCCAATTGCGGATCTCGTTACCTGAATAAAGACCGCGAATGTAAAGGTTGCTCCCTACTTCAGCTAGTTCTTTCATGTCGTAGGCGTATAAGCTGCGAGGATTGAACTTGAAATACAACTCAGGAGAAAACAGGAGTTTCCTCGTCAGTTCCTGCACAATCCCTTGTGCCATTGGCAAGATCCGCGTATTAATAAAGGCGTTGTATTCATCCTTCTTGAAATCACCTACACCAACGAAAAAAGCCGGTACTCCAATGAGTCCAGCTACTGTTCTTTTATCCAGTTGTACCGCATCGTTAATAGCAAGATCATTCAGCGATAAAGGTTTAACTTGCTCGACTTCTATCATTTCAGCCGGTACAATCCACGGTTGACCTGCTTCAGACCGTTTGAGGTACATGTCGTAAACCTTGTCGCGACCCTCCACGCTCGATAGCTCGGCTGTGTTGGCATCCACTTTCACAATCAAGCTAGGCATGTACTTGCCACCCATAAACCCTTTCTTAGTGGCTGTGGCCTGTTTCAGATTATCTACGATGTCTTTCAACACCACCCGGTAACCTGTTCCTATCCACGGCCTTTCAGGATCCGGGTTCATAACAAAATGAAGGATCTCATCGTGATCGTATGTCCTGCCTTGATACATGACTTGGTATGCATTGGTTGTATCTTGGTATGTGACTCCGCTCGGTTTAAAGGGAATCAATTCATCAATCAAACCTTCGCGAATCTGTGGGAATACAACGCTGTTCCCCTCGCCTGGAAGCAACATGGTATAAACGATGTTGTACATCCAGTTCTTACGAGTCATTAGGCTGTATGGATTGATATCAATCTTTCGTGAAAGTTCATTCTGGACCCGGACATCCCCATTAGCGGTATTCCGCATTAGATGGATCGTCATGGAGCTAATCAGGTCCGCAATTTTATGAACCGCCATTTTGACTTCAGGATTGTCTGATAACCTCGTGTATCCCGGCACACACAACGTATCGTAAGCATCGGTAGTAAGGAACCATCCTAGTCCATTCTGCGGTTCTGCCCTTGTATTCTTAGCGTTTTGGTTTCGGTTACGCTTCTTTTTGCTCAGTTTCATCACCCCCCATTCAGCCATTTACTTGCGGTACCGGCGCGCTCGATGTTCTCAAGCATTCGGACAGCAGCAAAAACAGCGGCATCAAATATATCAATCCGCTGTTCAGGCATTACCTTTTCAAATTGGATCATGTCATCAGTCTTCTCAATGGCGTGTACGTTCTGCACACAGTATTCAAAAGCCTGGGAATGCAGATAATAGAGATTACCGTCTTTGGCTTGCTTCTCGATCCTACGGAAACCCTCGGACTTTTTATAGAAATACTGTGGCTGATCCACAATAGAGAAGCCTTTTCGTTTCATACCTAAGTAGAACTCCCGGCCAAACTTCCGGTCGAATCCCACTTGCTTGATTTTGAATCCCTTTGTTTTCATGTCAACAAACCACTTTATTACATCGGTGTAATTGACCGTAGGCGTGTTGGTCATCGTCAACAAACCATCTTCCTTCCAGCCGAACAAAGGTATGTTATCCTCGTCTGCTTTCCTCGTGGCTGCTACGATTGGGAAGAATGCGTGTGAAACAACAATATCTACGCCCTTGTAATTCCCGTAAAGGACAGTAGCTGTTAAGTCGTGGAGTTTAGATAAGTCAGCCCCTCCGTACCAATCAACAGGTAATTTTGCAAGTTCTTCTAACGTCCACTCGTACTTACGATCAGATGATTTGAATTCATCGATGTTGAAGTACGACTTCATAGCAGACGTATATATGTTAAGAGACTTCGCCAGGAACGACTTTCGCTGTTGTGGATCGTTCTGAGCTTGCATTGCATCGTTCATCAGTTCTTGTCCAGATACAGACACGTTGTAATTAGGATTAGCCTTTTCATGCTCTATTGGGTTAGTGTAATCAACCTCGCCAGTATCAGGATGTTGGTCGGCCTTAGCGATAAACACAAATAGCTGTTCATCCGTTACAGTACCTTCAAGCACCTTTTGACCATAAACCATCCTGTTGTAACAGAAGCTGTTCATGTTGTCTCCAGCCGTTGTAATACCGATACACAAGCTATTACGGTAAGCCTTACCTGATTCCTTGATCGTGTTGTATTGGCTTGCATTCCGGTACAAGTGAAGCTCGTCCAGAATCTGAATGAGTGTATTAAGGGAATCCATCCGATCACTGTTACCGGCAATCGTTTCGATCCGCATATAGCCATCGCCAAGTTCACCGCTTATGCTGTGCTCTTGGTTGTTGTCCAGGATACGAAAGTTCTTTTCCTCTCCCATGTGCTTCAGGTTGTAATTCAGAAAGTTGAAGCTTTGTAAAGCTTGCTTAAGCTGCGCACCGACAATAACTATTTCAGCGCCTGAACGCCTCTCCAGTAGCCCAAGCCCCCAAGCAAGGGAACTCATCAGCGGAGTCTTACCTTGCTTTCGTGGAAGCATATTAAAGGCTTCCTTGTATTTTCTCAACTTAGTTCCCTTGTGGAAAAAACCAAGCAGATTATAAATAATGAATTTTTGCCATGGCTCCAATAAAAAAGGCGTACCCCTAAGCGGATACCCCTGCATGTTTTCGCCCTTTTGATGGACGAACGTTTTTTCGATGATCCCTATGACAAACTCAGCATCTTTCGGGTTGAAGTCATATGCAGGGTTTTCGATGTCTCGGAAAAACCTCTCGCATGCCTGTTTGATTTCTTTACAAGCAACCTTCCGCCCTTCAATAATGCTGCTGGCATACTCTTTTACCGTGTCATAGTTCTTAAAGTTAATCACTCATCTCACCCAATATGCTTGCTAGGGTGGATTTTTTGTTCTTGTCTTCCACCGTGACACTTTCAAGGGACTTCGGATTGAGACATAGTTGGTTAGAGTATGCCAGTATATCCTTACGCAATGATTCCAGGGTTGCGACGATCGGTGATTTTTTCGCACCTCCAGCAGCGGTAAAGCTTTCATACTGCATCCCCTCATCTTCGAATTTTTGATTGAGTCTTAGAAATTGGTGCACCAGTCCAGAATAAAGGTCAATTATGCGCCCGTATTGGGTTTTGTACACTCCAAGTTCTTTCATATCCGCTATCGTCCGTCTCTTGATCGTTTCTTTAGTTGGTACGCTCACTATGCTCTCACCTCCCTCAAAAAAAGTTATTGGAAACTCGCTCTATTGGAAAAAGCTACCCTGCCCGGTCCCAAGGGCGGTTGAAAATAAAAAAATGCCTGGGGGGGATACCTAGATCGCCATCGTGATCTGATTCCCTTCGGCATAGAATTGATTATCACTTTTCAAAGTATTACATCGATGGTGTGCCAACTGAACGTTGTCCCATGTGTGTGTTCCACCTAGTGACACTGGCTTGATGTGGTCAACAGACGGATAAGCTG